GTACTTGACAAGCTCGTTGGCAAAAAGATATGGAACGTAGAATTCCTAGAAGATGATGCACAGTCTATGATCAAGATTCTTTTCTCTGATAAAGAAGATGATTATCTTCTCATCCATTGTGAAGGTGCTGACTTATACTTGGTCGAACCTCAACCTAAAAACATACACTGATGGAACTGCATTTTGTTTTGTTACTTAAGATGGGTGGTGAACCACAATATGTAGGTACTTTCCTAAATTGTGAAGTGGCACATGCTTATGCAGCTGAAAATTTTATACCAGATTTACGAACAATCTGTATGCATGAAGACTTTATTAACTTGCCAAGTGATTTTCAACACAAATATATCCACATTGACCACAATCGTCCAGTTTTATACGTTCAAGCTAAAAAATGACCTCGTGTAGGCTCCGTAGAGCGACGATCTCTACCTCGCCTAGGGTAAGGTATCAAAAAATATAAAGTCATCACCATGAGCTTCATACGGGCTAGAACGGGGGTTCTCCATGTAGAGCGGTAAATTCTTCGTTGGTTAGGGGTTTGATCTCTTGAAGTGTGAATTCCGGGCGTAATTTAATGAAAGCACGGGCGCAATCTTCATCATCGAACGCCCGAATGCTATCACCATACTCATCTAAAATTATAAATCTAGGTTCCATCCTTCTTTAGCTATCTTTTTTAGTAATCTACTATGATCAATATTGACACACTGTAAACATAATTGCAACATCCGATCATCTTCATTACATAACCACTGAGTGGCATCTAACTTTTCTGTTTTAAACTTACCGTAAGCATTTAGTTTGATTGCGTCATAGACAGCCTGATAAAGAATGGCCTGTAACAACGGGACTATTTCTATCTCAGTAAGTGGATTAGCTTTTTGATATAAATCAGAGTCATTATCATACTCATACTTATACATATAATTTCTCCAAGAAAATCATGACGACAATGGTTACTCCAAGGAACATAATAGTTATGCAATTAACTATGGAGACTATTATGTGGACAACACCTAAAGCTACTGAAGTTCGCTTCGGTTTCGAAGTAACCATGTACATCATGAACAAGTAATTGTTTATGGGTTGGGCTAGGATTCAACACCTAGCCTTACCATGGTTTCACCAAAATGATATTTAAACTTTAACTTCATAGGCTCCGCCGTCTTCTTGATCTGATCTTCATTGACCTTATACAAGGCTTGCACCTTTTCAATCTTAATATCATTCGTTGCATCAGCTGCCTCAATCTTCTCAATAACCGCTACAAAAGCGTTAAAGTATTTTTCTTCATCAGGAAAGATAATACCTTCCTTGCCGGGAAGACTAAGGCGTATTACTTTTTTCCGGGCGCTGTTTGCGTGGCGACGTTGCCGTCGTCATCCTCCGGAGCAATACCACAAGTGGCCATCAAACTATAACGACGCGCATATGTCAAAGCACTGCCGTAACCTTGAGCATCACGTTTGTTAGCGGGTACAAATAAGGTGCCACCGCTCATGGTCTGACCTGAATCATGCATGAGTATAGTTTCAATCTTGACACCATCCTCGCAGTCATGAGTCTTTTGTATAAGGGCTAATCCATTGGCATGTAACGCGTCAATAACAGCTTCGATACAACCGTCAAGTGCCACGTACTTGCTTCTAAAGTGTGGGTTAGTTGCAGTTTTTAATGCGGGTGCAAACTCTTTTTGTGCCGCAATGAAAGCTTTAGCAATCGCCGAGGTTTCCATCATCATCTCCTAAATATTTAATAATTTGATCTAAGTCATTGGGTACTTGTCCTTTTTGTACAGCGTTACGTAAACGCATACCCCAATAGATAGACCACCTACTAGCATCCTTTACAGGCTCAAGATTCATGACCTTGAGTACGTCTTCAATACGTTTTGTATTAGCCATTGTATTTAATCCTTAATTTAGATGCACGAATTGTACGTGCGGGTTTAGCGGGAACTACTTTTTCTGGTACAGCTTTATAACTTATGTTTGGCCATACAGCTGACCAAGCACCGGCTTCAAGGTGTTTGTGATCACCCATGTTAGCCATGACACGAGCTTGGATATGGTCATACTCAGACTCTAAAGAACTAATGTCTTCTTTAATTTGAGATAGAGTTTCGATATCCTTTTCCATGTTTGGTAATGATATTACATCGTCGCTAGCTTGGTCAAATATTTTAGCTGCACTTTGTGATGTCGTGAACTCGTACCACTCAGTCTCTTGATTATTAACGTATTTTTGTACACGTCGATCAAAGTCAACTGAGGCATCTCGAATGGCACTGACTACTTCCGGGTCAACAGGGAAGACATGGATAATCAGTTTGATACCACGATGTAATACAGCCACTGCACCCCATTTGGCCTCGGTAATATCCATTTGCATCTGGAGCTGTAAACGTCCTCGATAGTCGGGTAAATCATACTCAGCCTCGTGGCTCGTTAGTTTACCTTCAATGATGCCGGTACCTGTTAGTTTAATTTGATCACCATAAACAACGATACCCTTGTCAATGTCAGTCTTGAGTACCTTACCACCACCGGGAACCATACCGTCTAACGATACAGCCATAGGATAGTGTTCAGAAAAGAATGCTTTTTTGAAGGTTGTTTTAGGATTGCCTAAGCCTAACCTGTTACATGCTTCAATGAGAATAGGAACCTCGAATGCGGATCCCCAGTGTAAAGCCTCGAAGGTTAGTTCCTCGCGTGGTATGCCATCACTAGCATTCATAGCATTTTTAAGTACATCATTGGCCGTCATGTACGGGTTACGATTCATAATCGCCGCGATACTTGAACCCGTGGCAATATCGTCTGGCGTCAGTTTACCTTCAGCCGTTTTGATTGAGTTTGTCATTTAAATTTTCCTTATTAATAATTCTATATACAGCGTTATAGTCAAATGTTTGGCCTCGATAAGTACGAATGCCAATAGCGTTAAGTTCCTCGGCTATCTTCTGATAGTCTGGATGCTTGCCATGCCTATCACGTCGCGTGTAAGTCTTAATCATAGGACGCATAACCTTGATAATACGCGCGTTAAAGTCTTCAGTAACTTTTTTATAGGCTTGGCCACCGAGTGTACTAATGCGTTTAATTTGATTACGTGGTGCGCCTAGAATCACACCGCGTGCCTTCGCTTGCTCGAGTGCTTGTTTAGTACGTTGTGAGATCATATCCGCCTCATGCTCAGCGATCATGGCGTGCATATGCCATTCTAACTTAGTCATGCCTTCATGGCCGGCAACAATGATCGGGATGTTTTCCTTCAGTAAGCCCGAGATAAAGTGCAGATCACGTGCAAGCCTATCCGTTTTCGCTAATAAAAGCTTACAGTTAGGCGTTGCTTTAAGTAACTGCAAGGCAATATGTAAATTTGGACGCGCTTGCTCATTGACTTTGCGGCCAGATTCATAGTCAATAAATTCTGCGCATAGTTTACCTTCATGTTGCTTAATATGGTTCAAGCAAAGTGCGCGCTGTGCCTCGATGCCTAACCCGCTTCGCTTTTGCTCATCGGTTGAGACTCTAAGATAGGTTATATAATTCATTTTAAACCCCTCTCATGCGTCGCCTTGCATAAATAATCATCTAAGGCCATGCGCTCATGCTTAGGGTTAAAAGATCGATTAGTACGCCTTAGAATCAAGGCAAATAATATAAGCCACGCTAAGCCTAGAATGCCGCTTAGCGCAATTAATATGTATAAGTTCATGTTATTAGTTCCTATATGGTTAAATAATGCCTAACTAATGTTAAGCCCTTAGCAGCCTTAAAAAAGGCCGCTAAAAGTTAACACTATGATTTTATAGCTATGTGAATGAGCATTAATAGCATGCATACAGCAAAGCCGCCGATGCCAATAATAAACCAGATAATTTCATATTCATTCATAATTAAACCTCCCTATAAATAACTAGTTTTAAGTCTTTAAGATCAATTTCATTATTGTTTTGATCAAATAGCCTTATTGAATTATATTCAAAGCTGGCATAGTCGCTCAGTATTAGCTCGGCATCGTATATGTCTTGTGACATGTCTTTTTCAATAATTGTTTTTATATAGCTCATGATAAACCCCTTATTAATTAATGTATGATGCGCCGGACCCGTGGGCCACGATAGCTATAGACGGCGCTGAGTGATGCGAACCCATGCATAATTTGCAATTCTCGCAATTGGTCTTATATCCGGCTTCTTTGCTCGCCGGGCATAATATCTCATTATTTTGTTTATCAGATACGGCTGTAATGATGCGGAAAGTTCGGCGCTTACTTTGCCATGCGATGCGCGCATCTTTTAATGTATCAGCGCTAATCATGGTTAGATCGGGCCTTACGTCAGCATTTTTAATGTTTGATTGATGCGTGTACCCGGTATGGCCTTTTGATTGAGATAATAAAGAATCCCAGATATGAGACGGGACCGCTGCCGGGTCGCCGTAAGTACCTAGGCGGACCATGCGGCCATGGCCTAACGCGGCTATATCTTTAGATTGTTTATAATTGCCTTTAATAAATGACTTATAAACTTGAAGCGGGCCATGAAATAACGTTACATAACAGCTGCGCTGCGCCGCTTGTTTTTTCTTAGGGTCATTATTGGCGAGGCCTCGATGCTTACAATTGCCGCAAATAGAATAGTCGGCGCCGCTCTTAGATGCTGCGAGCGGGTCCATATCGGCCCGAATAATATATGTTTGGACCATATTGCCGGTTTTCTTATTGGTACTTTTGGCAAGCGCAATAACAACGATCGGCGCGCCGTCAATTAAAGACTTGCCTTGATAAATTATTTCATTATTCATAATATTCAGTTCCTTATAGGGTTTTTATAATTGAATTGTTAACTTTGAAATTATAGCCTAAAGCTTTAATCGTTCTAATTGCTTCTGGCGTTAAAGTGCGGGTATTGGCAAGCTTAGCAAATAACTTTGATTTGTCACAATCTGGATATATTGCTTCATTACCGTAATTGCTTTTAATGATAACTTTTAATGTTTGCATGTTATTAGTTCCTTATATGGTTATTAAATATTGCATAAGACTGCATCGCTGCAGTTTCGGCCAATTAGGCCTCGTCAGTTATGCTTTCCTCTTCGCGGGCTTCAAGATAAGCCTCTTCGGTTAACTTACCGACCGCAAAACAAAAATCAAAGTTCTCGCGGGCTTCACAAAAGGCATCATAAAAGAAGGCGTTTAATTCTTGATTAGTCGTATCTTCATAATCGTAATGCTTAGCCAAAAGTTCTTTAAGAATAAACATAAGCTCATTACCTATGCACTGAGTGATTAAAACTTCATCATGCGGGCCGCTTAGTTCGCGCTCTTCTTTATACATACCCTCGATTAAATCTTTAGTTTGATTATATGCGCGCGCATCATGCAAGATCATTTTACTAGCATGCTCAGCAATAACGCGCTCTTGTTTGGTAATGTTAAGTTCGATTAAGTCCATGTTATCAGTTCCTTATATAGTTATTAATAAATGTCACATTCAATATATTATAGATAGATATCTAATAATGCAAGCTTTTTTTTAAGAGGTATAATTTAACTATGGAATATAAACTGCCAAATAAACCAAAGATCAAAGAAAAGGTTATTCAACCAGATCAAAGAAAATTCTGCGTGGTACCTCTGCGCGCAGTGATTGACAAAAGATTGACCTATGCATCATTAAGGGCGTTATGTTTACTGGCTTCTTATTGCAATAAAGCGGGCTTTACTTATGTAAGCTTAGCGCGAATGGGGAATGATCTAGGCATTAGTCAAGCATCGATACATAGGCAGATCAAAAAGCTTGAAGCTTTAGGCTTTATAAAACAATTCCCGAGCTATCATGCGAACATAAAAGGCAAGACTAAGCGCATCATTTATGATGAAAACGTATCAGATCGAGAAGCCGAGCAGATCGCGGGGGAACCAAAAGAAGCGCATAGTCGTGATGAAATCAAAGCGCTATATACTCAGAAAAGAATAAACAATAACAATGACATAACGAATGAGAATATGCATTCAGATGGTAAACAATCTGGAACGATTAACAGTCATATATTAGCTAGGTTGAAATCCTATGTCTCGAATGAGAGAGAATCTCAACGCCTCGAAGCGCTTATCAATGATGGCCACCCCTTAGACAAGCTCGAAGCCTATTTATTGCAAGGGAAAAGCTTACGTTATTACTTAGGCTAAACGCCCGTTTAGCTTAAAAGATGCAAAAAACAGCGACCTTTCCCCCTCCCCCCCAACACGTACACCTACACGGGTCTCACTCAAATTTTTGACAGCTTTTTCAGATTAGCTTTAGCAGCCTTAGCACGGATCTTACGTTCTGCTGACGATAAGGTTGTCCAATGCTCGAGGTCATCATAGGTGCGACCGCACCCGGAGCAGAGTGGTGCATCATATCCTTCTATTTCTATATACCGGCAGAGATTGACGCATGGA